CTTTTTTCTATTGGCCATCCACGATACCAACAGAAAATTCTTTAGGCCTTAGAATACCTGGTGGATCACTGACAATAGGAGCTTCTGGTGGATTTGAAGGAGGATTTTCTTCTATGAATATGATTTCACAAAAGGGTACGGACATATCCTATGGAACAGATTCAAGTTCTGGAATATACTCAACCGGAGGGTATAATATAAATACCCCGGATCAATTGAACATTACTAGTCAATATTTAAATATATCTGGAACAACAGGGGGATTTCGAGATCCAATCAGTTCAATAACTACTGTAGCTCCAGATACACCACATACTATAATAACACCAACAGGAACAGCTGGATTTAAATCAACAAGAACCGGTGATACATATGCAGGACTTTCACAGACTGTTTACCATCTTTCGCTAGAAAACTCTACAGGAAAAGAATTCTGGCTTTCCACTAAGGGCAAGCTTAAAATGAATAAAGTGGTGGAAAGCATAACCTACCCTTCAACAAATGCTGGAACTATTGGTTATACTGGGGCTACAGCAATAAATTGGTATTTCATATCAAGAACTTCATCAACTGTAGGATCCCCTTTAGATAACGGGAATATGATGATAATTAATCCCGCTATAGTATCAGGACAACACGTAGGGCTAGGATTATATAACGACCCTGATTTTGGTTGGGGAGGATCCGGTGGACTTCAAATGGGGGAGTCAATAAACATAACCGTCCATAACAGTTCGGATTCACCTGGAACATCAGCAACAGGTTTCAAGTTTATCGGTGTTGGGACAGGAGCTTCTGCTTCTTGTGTAACTAAAGTAACACTTCCTTTCTTATCTCCGACTATAGAACTTACTATTGCTAGGGGAGTTGCTGGATCTGGCCTAACTACAGTTTACTATAGAGCGTATCAGCCTTGGTCGGCAAGCACTGCGGCAAGTGGGCCCACCGGAGGTTCTGGGGGATCTTTCACTTATTGATATATACAATAACTTATTAAGATTTCGTAGAAAAAATGCCGGATTTAAAATTACTAAGAATACAAGAAGGAGACAATCAGAAGGTTCTAGTTGATAAAGTCAACTCCAACTTTTCTGATCTATTGTCATTTGGTGGAGGCCCTTATGGTAAGATAGGTGATCAAGGACCTCAGGGCGATACTGGGCAAACTGGTCCGATTGGTTCTTATGGTGATATGGGGGAAAGAGGAAGTATTTGGACTATAAGTGATACAAATCCAGGATCAACCGGATATATTAATAATGATTTTTGGTTGAATACCGGACTAGGCTTAGGCAATCCAATATATCAATTTTCTACATCCTCTGGTTGGAACCAATATGGATTTGGTATTCTTTCCCAGGATATATTTAGACTTTATCCTAATATTCAAACATCGGTCGGAAATTCTTCTTATACTGGATATACCTTAACTTCAATAAATCCCTCCGATTATACCTTAGTACTTAGCGATAACTCTCTGTCTTCAGCTGGTGCTACAGCAAGTGCAAACCCGCAATATTCTAAAGTAATTATAGCCATTGACGGAGGAGCAACCGGAAAAAATCTGATGACATTTAGCAAAAGCAATTACGGGTCAAACGGATCTTTTAATTCTAAAATACCTAGATTCTATTGGTCTTCTACATCTACATCTGCCTCTTTAAAATATGGGCTTTCTTGGAAAATTGGGGATTCTTTATTTTTTGATATTCCTTCTGGCCAATTAAATCTATCAACAACAAGCAATGGAGGAACTAACTCAATATATAATTCTACTGGATTCAACCTGAATCTTAGCGGAAGCCAGGGACTTACTATATCAGCTTTGGGTAAAATTATATTTAATTTTTCTTCTACTGGAAGTATGCTACTATCCAATAGAAACATGAAATACACTATAGCTGCGGGGGGAAATAAATTCGAGATGCCTCTTACTTTTAGTTTTACTAATACATTAAATTCATCACTACCCCCGCTTTGGCTAGAAAGCACAAAGGCAAATTCGGGCAACCTTTCATACAGATCACTAAATACTATATCAAGTAGAGCATCTAGATTATTTCTTGCTTACACCTCAAGCGAAATTATTTTCGATGTTAAAGCTAATGGTGAAGTTTGGTATAATAAAAGAATTAACTCAATACAACCGCCGCAGTCTCTTACAGCTACTATTACCGCCCCTACCAACCTGGGAGGTCCGACTATTACTGTTCAGTGGTATACCGCAATACCAGGTGCAGTATATTCAGCTACTGGACTACAGTCACAGAGAATAAATGCAAATAATGGTTCGGATTTTGTTATCAGTCCTGGAACATATGGTCCTTCCGATACAGTAGGGGTTTGCTTATGGACACCAGCAACGGGTGGAAGCGGTACTGATAACAATGGCGGATGGCTAAACATGTTAAACGATTACGAAGCAATTAGCTTTAGCGTCAGAACAGATTCCGATAGTAAATACATTAGATTCTTAGGGCTAAACACGACTAATACCTTTAGTGATCCACCTTATGCTCCTTCTGGTTCTGTCCAGGCTATAGATTTAACTGGAGCCACTGCTATAGGGGTTTCACATATAGATTTTACGATTATGAATATAAAAGGATCTGGTTCTACAGGAGGAACCAGTAGATGGTTTAAAGTTTACTATAGCGCATATGGCGGTAATATATCGGGAAGTAAATGCGGGGTAATGTACACTACAAATTCAACAGCATTTTAAGATACAGATATGCACTTTAACACTAAATATATTTTTACTGGAGATTCAGCTTCGGATATAAAAAGGAAGATTAATTATAATTTTGATCAGATTCTTTCTTTTGCTGTGGGCCCGAATGGACATCAGGGTTCTAAAGGACCTAATGGATATGATGGTCCTGCCGGAAACCCCGGTTTAACTGGGCCAACAGGTCTAAGAGGAACCCTTTGGTCAAAACTTGATGATGCACCAACATCAGGCAATCCTTTTGATTTGTGGATAGATTCTAATAGTAGCGACTACCCGGTAAACGTATTAGGTACTACCGGTTCTTGGTCATATAGCGGATATTCATTATTTAATTCCTCTTATTTTGCTGTATATGACGGAATAGTTGGACCTGCAGGTGTAATTGATAAGTATGCAGTAGGTATAAAAAGCGGGAATTTAAACGAGTCTAATACATCTTTAGTTATAGACGATGATTATTCTTCAGCGTCAGGTATAAATCCAACTAGAAGCAAGTTATTAGTGTCTACTGAGGATCAAATAACTAGACCTATATTATCTTTTTCTAAGACTGGTGCAATTTCCACAGGTGTACCCTCATTCTATTGGAGAACTTTGGGTAATTCAGCTTCATTGAGATACACTTCCGTTGGTAATTTTGAAATCTCATCGTTATTAGGAATTACCATAGACTCTTATACTGCAAGAACACTTTTATATGGGCAGAGCGCAAAAATAACATCAGTTAATGATTTTAATCTAGGCGGAACCGGTGATTTCTATCTGTACTCAAACACAACAGTTGGTGTAGGTAGCGATATTTCTATATCTTCTTCGAATTTAACTTTGTCTTCTGCGAGTTTAATCTCTAGAATACCTATAAAGGTTCAAATTACCAATGACTCGTCGGGACAGTATGTTTTCAGTGCGGGGAAAAGCACACCAACAGGAACCACAACTTCTACTGCTGGTATATCGATACTATCTTCTAGTGCTCAAGATTCAGCCTTTGAGTTTTTTGACTATAAAAATGCTCCCATATTATCAGCTAAGCCTAGAGGAAGTGTATCCTCAGGTAAACATCTCCAGACTACATTCGGATCTACCGGGGGTCAACCTGCTGGTGCTACCGGAGGCCCATATCTATATCCTGTTAAAAGAGTAAAAGAAGTTAGATCATCCACAATTTCAGTCAGCGCATTCCCTTGGGGTTTAAGCACAACGACTCCATCCACCGTTTATAACGTGATGGATCTAACTTCGCTTGCTTACTGGGACAGTAATCTAATACTTGCAACTCCAACATCATATAACTATTCAGCTAATTATGAGGTTTATATCAGAATACCTACTTATAGTAGTAATGACGTTGATGGATTATACAATAAGGGATATAACAATACATATAGAATATTCCTTAATGATATTTCTGCAGGTCAAAGCTATAAGATAAACGGTTTGGTGTTTAATTATCACACCACAAAAAATACGGTTAAGACTATTCAATATTACGTTAGTTTTAGACCACAACTTACATTGAATGCCTATGCTATGCAAAGCTGCTATGTTGATCTAACATACTTGGGCGTAGCTAGTACTACTAATGGTAATCCTAGAATATTCTGGAAAACTTGTGATGGCACTAGCGGATACATATCATTGTCAGATATTTATAGTATCGGAACTATAGTTTCTGCTGCACCTGTAATTGTAACTGCAACTAATGCAACTGCTAAAACTGGGGGAGGAGCCAATTAAAAATAAATAAAAAAATGATAAATCTAACTAAAAAAGAAAAAGAAGATGTTTTAAGTATCTCGCAGGACTTTATTAGAATCCATGGCGAAATAATGACGGTAGAAGAGACGATAAAGAAGATGGAAATAAGATCATCTGAATTAATCCAAGAACTAGAAGAGTGCAGGAGCAGAGAAAAAAGTTTTTCTCTTAATTTATCAGAAAAATACGGTGAGGGTCAGTTGGATCCGATGGGTTTAAAATGGAAAAAAAAAGAAGCTATATATGAAACTATTAAATAAGGATACACTTTTAAAAGTATCTTCGGTATTAAGCAGCAGATTTTTAATGCTTGCTGTTATTGTTATTATGATCCTGCTGTTTTTAAAGCAATGCGGGGAGACAGCTCACATGGAAGCGGAAGCTAAAAGAGAGCACAACAACTATCTAGCATCTTTAGATAGTGTAAGAACTATTAAGTCTGAAAACGAACATCTGATTCAAGAAAAATCAGCTTATGAGCTAAAAGTATCGGATCTTTCTAAAAGTCAGAAAGAGCTAATCCATCAACTAGGTTTAAAATCTAGCGGTAGAGGAAACACCCCGAATACTGTAATAAACGTAGTAACAGAAATTAGGGATAGCGTTAAAATAGCTTCTACTATTGTAAAGGATTCAAATGGAGACGAATCTATTAATTTTTTACATAATCCTACAATGTCAGGAAATAATAAGCTAAAAATAACAGGGAAAACTCCGTATACGATAAGTCTTCGTGTTGATCCATCGGACTCAACTAAATACATATCTACAATTTTACCTGGTCTTACTTCTTTGATTCTAGAACAAAACATAGACATCACAACAGGAATATACAGAGATCATAAAACAAAAAGAATGATGACAAGGGTAACAACAACTTATCCCGGTTTAACTTTTAATGACATTAACTCCTTTGATATTACCGATAATCCAGATACTAGAAAAACATTAAAAGCAGCTAGAAAGGAGTTTGGACTCGGTGTTCAGATTGGCTACGGAATATTTGGTGTATCTACAGGACCTTTGCCCGGATTCTATATTGGGTTTGGCGTTCATTATTCACCAAGATTTTTACAATTCGGAAAATAATTTAAAATTAAATGGCTTACAGCACAACATCAAAATTCGTTCAGCTTACACCATATCTCCTAATGGAGTACATGTATGCTGATCAACCGCAGCCAGAGGATCACTTTGTTAACAGCGGACCAACAACAATAGGATATGATAAACTTATTAATGGATATCAGGATGATGCTGTACAGATATTTAATCCTAATGGCGACTACGATCTAACGCATAACACAGCTAGCAATAGCGTGGTACAGATAAGCACAAACTCTTTTGTTACTTTAGATTCGAATTTAATAATACCGTTTAATGATTATTCAGATCAGTTAACTAACACTGATGACCTCCCGATAGTATTTCCATCAAATCTTTTGGTTATTTATGATTCGGTTAAATACCATATTAGAGCTGGGTATAACCTTTCAAATATAGATGGGATAATTCTTAAAATAGAATTTCAAGATCAGAACTTAAATTACGTGACTGCTTCCCAAATACTTCTTAAGAAAGGTACCGAACAGGACTATGAGCTTAATCCCAATCCGGTAATTATAGGGTCAAATATTTATGATAAGTATTTTGAAATCAAGATACCTAATCTTAAAGATATGAACTATAAATATCTTTCCGCATCTGATTATTTCAGACCTCAGACATTAGCTTCTTTAATAAGTCAAAGCGGTGATGGATTTGTTTCTGATGCACCGATCAGAATCTCAGTTTGGCAGGTACAAAGCACTACTGATTATGAAGGATACAGTAGATATGATTCTGCAAGAATAGCACTACTTTCTTTAGAACAAGAAGATCCTTTTTCTAATATAGGTGCTACTATAAAAGAATCAAATAAGGGCCAATTTTTTGAGTATTATGCAACTGATAATGAGGGATTCGTAGAGGATTTCGTATTATTCCAAAATTCTATAGGTAACAGCTATTATATAAGCCATCAAATAGAGGTATTAGAACAAATTGGTGCTGCTATAATAGAGACTTCTCGATTCGAGTCGACACAAACTACCGCTTATGATTCACCTAATTACTATAGACCTATCGTAAAGAATGCTGCTTATTCTTCGTCATTCTTTTTAAGGTATACAATGTCTTTAATAAACAGTGCCGATCAAAGTAGAGTCATCAGAATATCAACTTATGCTTCTAATAATCCTGCTCAATGGGGAACAACAATAACTCCTATAAAGCTTCAGAATCTACCGCAAGTTCAGAAAATCTATAATAGAGTTTACTCTGCTTCTTCTATTAGTGTTGGTTCTAATAATGTGCCTATTCCAAGAGAAATAATTAAGTATACTAATGTCTTCATACAACAGAACTACGTAACTGCAACTGCAGCAAATCTATCTTTTACGAACGGAAATCTAACGCAGAATAACGGGACGTCAGATGTTACTGCTTTGGGCGTCGGAAAACTTACTGTTTCAATATCGCCTTTTGATAACTACTATAAATTCAAATTTATTAAAGAAGGTCCTAACGGAATACCCGTTGCGATAGATCTTAGCAATAGCGGTCTTTATAAAATTGCATTTCTTGACGATGCGGGAAATAAAAATTACGTTCCATCTCTACAAGATAATAATATAGCAAAGCCAGCTTTGGGCGAGCTTGCTTTTAAGATTGACGAATCACAATCATCTAAGGTTCTTAAATTTACTGATCGTAGATTTTTTATAACTAATGGAAATGTGACTGTTCAAACAGCAGCTGGAACACAGAGTGTTCAAATAGGTTCAAATGAAACAATTGCCCAGATTCCCATTGTGACGCAAACTCCAGTATCTAATGAATCAACATCAGTTTTATTCTGGGGATATTGGAAAAAAGAAGGCGAAGTGATAGTATCACCTACTGTTGAACCAACGGTTACCGTTACTGCTACCCCTTCGGGGGTAAGCTCCGGAGCCATGATTGTTGGGAGTGAAACAGTTAAACAGCAAGCACCTAAACCAATATTCCAGACTATAGAGCCTGCATCTAGCGGAAACACCGGGACATATTCAGGAAGCACAACAACAACAAATTCAGGTCAGCAGTTGACAGGAACTGCTTTAATATCTGCATTATCAGCACAGATACAGGGTTACTTAGCTACTGGATGGGAGGATCAAGCTATAGTTAATTACTTCCTCACCCCCGGAAAACCCGGATATATCCAGTATCCTAAATTAACTAAGGCACAATTTAAAACTGCAGCAAATGGAATTTTAGAACCTTTTATATTATCAAATATTAAATAAGCATGTTACTTAATCCAAAATCAAATAGCTTTTACTTCAACTTCCCTAGAGGATTCTTCTCTGAAAGGGTAACAAAGAAGTATGAGGACTATATTAAGAAACAACCAATACCTTTTGATGATGTCGCCCAGTATGTAAATAGTACAATACAGTCGGTGGGGTTCCCTGGACTTGCTATAGATTCTGTTGAGCAGGTTAGAAATTTAGGTAAAAAGATAGCTTACAAGAGTGCTACACCAATACAGGACCTTTTCTCAAAGGACTTTAATATGAATTTTAAGATGGCTGACGGGTTTATTAACTACTTTATAATGCTGGATACTGTTCTTGATTTCCTAAATTTTGCCAACGATCAAGTATTTATTCAAGCTCTACCTCTAAGGATAATGGACAACGAGGGCAACATAGTTATGTCGGTAACCTTTCAGGAGGTTCTATTCACTTCATTTTCTGAACTTGAATTGAATTATACCAACAATAACCCCACATACAGCGCATTTAACTTAGGTTTCAAATGTAACTATATAGATATAGTTCTTGAAGCAAAGTAAGATATATAATTAAATTAAACACTAAAAATGAAAAAGTTTTCAGACGTAAAAGAATTAAACGAAATGAAGTATGGTCAGCCACTAGGTGGTGAAAAAGACCAAATGAAAAATCTTCTAGTTTCAGCTGCAGGTAACGATCAAAGAGTGCTAAACGACTTAGTAAACTGCCTAACTGATACTCAAATGAAATCTTGTTTCGAAAAGCTTTCTAAAGTTTATGGTTACACAGGAGCTGTTGGTCAGATGGTTCATCCTGCTGTTTAATCCGTAAATTTTATTATATGAATATAGTAGGAATAGATTTTTCTATAAACTCCCCAGCATTCTGTTGTTATAAGGACGGTAAATACACTTGGGGATCTTTAACAAGATCCGATAGAACCCCAGAATCTCTTAGAAAGAACACAAAGAAGCCATTCTCGATATTAGATACTGAGAATGATTTTAGATTTATCTTTTTAGATAAGAAGGAATTGCCCAAAGATTACACAGGAAGAGAAAGAATCAAAATAGTTTATTTCTTAGAGATTGTGGATTCGTTATGGAACGCTATAGAAGAAATTATGGGTGATTCCGAATTTCATGTTGCTATGGAGGGATTAAGCTTCTCGTCTAATGGTAATGCACTAATAGACATCTCTATGGCTACTGCCCTACTAAGAAAAAAAATAATAGATAGGGTCGGAGCAGACAAGTTTCACGTTTTCTCCCCTACCTCTATTAAAAAGTTCGCCTTAAAGGGTAATGCTAAAAAAGACGAACTATATAATTCTCTATGTATTTACAAAGAGAATGAAACAAACTTAGCAAACTTTGCTAATATATTAGAAACTAACAAAACTGAGTGGATAACACCAGCTAAGGTAGTTAACAAACCGATTGATGATATTGTGGACGCAACTTGGATAACATTGTATTTAAAGAAAGAATTAAAGGAAATTTATGGAATTAAAGGAAATTTTGAACCAGAACTCGCAACAAGCCTCTAGTAATTTAAACTATTTTTCTAAAAAGGTGGAGTATCTAAACTCCCTAGAAGAGGCAATTAATCAATCTTTAAATTTACTGAGCGTTATCACCAAGATAACCAAACCCGGAAGTAATCGTATAAGCTATTTACAAGCTCACTACGGTGACGTATCCTGTGCTCTAATGAAAACACATAGCACAGGATTTTATCCTAGTATAGTCAGTCTAATAAAGGAAGAATACAAGTTAAAACAAGATATAAGTAGAAAAAAAATAATTTTAACGGAAAAATAAAAAATCAAAAGAAACAAAAGTAAAACAAAAACTAAAACTAAAAATTAAATTTAAAAAATCATGAGTAATTTAGACATCTTCAATCTCGACGCAGAGGCGTTCGTAACCCCAACCGCTAAACAAGGAGCAGGAAAAGACCTTGAATTTTACAAACCTTATCCAGAGGACGGTAAAGACGGGGTTTACAAATCTTTAATTAGATTCGTACCAAATCCAGCTAATCCAGCAAAATCTAAAATCCACAAGTACTACGTTTACTTAAACGATCCTGTTAGTGGAAATTCATTTTCTGTAGACTGCCCTTCAACAGTGGGGAAAAGATCAATTCTTAAGGATCTTTTCTGGAAATTGAAAAATTCACATTCAGCTGCTGATCAGGAATTAGCTAAAAAATTCTCCAGAAAAGAGGATTACTATTCTTTAGTCCAAATTGTACAGGACAAAAACAAACCAGAACTAGAAGGTAAAATCATGATCTTCAAATTCGGTAAAAAACTAAATGACCTTGTGGAGGCACAGCTTCAACCAGAGTATGGTGAACCATCAAATCCTTTTGATTTATTTGAAGGAAAATTATTCGCAGTTCAGGTTAGAAAAGTAGGCGAATGGAACAACTACGATTTATGTTCTTTTGTTGGCGACAAATGTCCAATTCAAGTGAATGACAAGCCAATGAAGAAAAATCAAGATGACATGAACTCTATCTTGGAATACTTAAACGAAGGCCCAAAGAATCTAACAAGCTTTGATTACAAAGATTGGGATGATGAAACGACAGACAAGGTTATGAGTGTTATTAAAAACACTGTACCCGAAGCACGTATCATTAATGAAATTATCGGAGGTGTTAGTTCAGCTCCTACAAAGAGTGCACCTTCTAGTTCATCAAATGATATCTATGCTGAGACTACGCAAACTAAAGCTGGCTCTTCAGTTAAGAAAGAAGAGCCTGCCCGATCAGAAGCACCTTCTAGATCTAGCACTAGCTCATCTTCATCTTCACTAGAGGATCTTTATAACGATCTTTAATAGATAACTTAACCGGGGACGGCTTTACAGCTGTCCCCTTTTTTATCCCATGCAACCAGAAAAAATAGAGGATCTAATAGGAGTAATTCTTAGTAAGGAATTTCAGGGTAACGCTGCAAAACAAATTGTTTATAAGGCAGGTAACCGATTGAATTTCTCTTGTCCGTATTGTGGGGATTCACACGATGCTAAAAAGAAGCGTGGGAATTTCTATATGGATACGATGGCATATAAATGCTATAATGGGGGATGCGGAATATTTAAAGATTCGATATCGCTTTTAAAAGATTTTGGCTTATTCAATAAGCTAACGGGAAGCGAAAAGGATAATATAAAAAAAATCATTGAAGAAAATAGGACAAAGAGAAGAACTGTTTACGGAAAGGTAGACATCAGCTATTTCTTCGATAACGACATATCAGATATCCTAATAAAGAGAGCAGACTTTATGAGTTCTTTGGGACTTCAGGAAGTTGGTGAATCTAAAATTCAAAGATACATTCAAAGAAGAAATCAGAGAATAGATTCTAGATTTGCCTGGGATGGTAAGAAGGAAAGGTTATTTCTTTTTAATCTTACCCCCGATGATAAGATAATCGGTCTACAAGTTAGAAACATGAATTCAATAAAGGGTTCATCTAAATATCTCACTTACAAATTAAGTGGTATTTACGAAAAACTACTAAATTTGAAAGATGTTGAGCTCATAGAAAAAGCAAGAACAATCGATCCAATATCTTATGTTTTTGGTATAGGATTCTTAGATTTTGGCCAGCCAATTACCATATTTGAAGGACCAATGGATTCTTGGATGTGGACAAATTCCGTTGGACTTTGCTCGGTTGAGAATAGATTTCCTTTTGAAATAGACGATCTAAGATACTGGTACGACTGGGACAAAGCAGGAATAGAAAAAAGCGTAGATCTTTTGGCAAAAGGATTTACAGTTTTCAACTGGGGTAAATTCTTAGAAGAGAACGATATAACAAAGAACAGGAAATGGGATCTTAATGATCTAGTTGTTCATCTTAGAACGACTGGGAAAAAAATTAAGAGATTTGATAACTACTTTACCAACGAAGCACTTGACCTTAGATATTTTATTGATAAGTGATCCTAGCTCAGGAACCGATAAAACGGGAGAATGGGAAAAAGAATGCGATGAGAGAGCTTCGCCTCGTATAAAATTTCCACTTAAGCTAAAGGACAATGTAATGGGTCAGGTTAGCATAGAATTTGAAGAACCCGTGATAAACGAGCCTAAGGAAAAGAAGAAAGAGAAAAGTAAAAATACTCTTAAGGTAGTAACTCTAACTAACAACAGGAATAAAGATAAAAATAAACTATTTTAAATGTCAACGGAAAAAACAGATTTCAGTAAGATCTTCGAAAACGAGAGAGCTGAATGGAAAGAAACAATACAAGTAATAGCTATTCAGATGAAGGATATAAAGACCCTTGCTAAAGCTCAGGTAGATCTGTTCAGTCAGCGTCAAGTTTTATTGGAATACAGCTATAAGTTAGCAGCAATTGTATCTAAACTTAATTCTAAGGAAAGAGTAGAAAAAGCTAAGAAGTTAAAAGACTACTCGGAGAGAAGCGACGTTAGATATGGGGCAAATGAAAAAACAGTACTGATTGATGGCGATTTGACCGAGATAGCAGAAAAGATAGAGCTTGTTGAAAGCCACAGAAAATTCATAGATCAAACTATACAAACTGTGGATCATATGCTATATGGGGTGAAATCCAGAATATCTCTTGAAGACTATTTAAGAGGCTCCACAGTAAAATAAGATATATAGATGAATGAATATTTACAAAATAACGAATGTAATTACCGGCTTGATTTATATAGGGCAAGAGAAAAATTATAAACCTAATTATTATGGCAGTGGCATTTTAATCAAAAAAGCTATATCTGAATTAGGGATAGATAATTTTAAGAAAGAAATAATAGAATACAGTAAAGATTATAATGAATTGAACGAAAGAGAAATTTTTTGGATAAAGGAGCTAAATTCAAGGGACCCAAGTGTCGGATATAATCTAGCCCCTGGGGGATCGCTTTTTATGACAAGTCCGGAGATCTCAAAAAAAATATCAAACTCTTTAAAAGGGAAATATGTTGGAAAAAAATCATTTAGATATGGGTTAAAAATAACAGAGGATCATAAAAAAAAGATTTCGGAGGCTAATAAGGGAAAGGAAGGGGTTGAAAATAAAATGTGGTCAGAGGAAAGAAGAAAAAAAGCATCGGAAAAAAGAAAGGGTATTAAGCTATCCGATATAACTAAGGAAAGATTATCAAAAGCACATACAGGTAAAAGATTATCAGATAGTCACAGAAATAAAATATCAAAAGGTTTAGAAAAAAGAGAGCACTCAGAGGAAACTAAAGAGAGAATAAAAAATAGTAATATAAACAAAGAACAAAAAAATTCAAAAACCGTGGAAGCAAAAAATATAGAAACAGGAGATCTTATTGTTTTCAATAACATTTCACAGTGCTCTAGATTTTTTAATGCTACCAGGCAAAGAGTAAAAAATAATACCATTTCAGAATGGAATATAAAAGTGAATAAAAAAGAATAACATGCTAGAGTTTGATGTCTCCCCTGATTCGCAATTTTTAATATTGAAAAGCTACACGGAGGAGGTGGAAAAAAAACAATTAGAATTATCTTTAACTAAGAAAATTCATAATCATTTTTTCCACCCCTTGGTGAAAAAAAAAAAAATATGGGACGGAAGTATTTGTTTCATAGACAAGAAAGGCCATTACTGGAGGGTTCCAATAGGACTATGGAGAGAGGTTTTACAAATTGGCGAAGACTACAGTATTAAAATTGAGATAAACGGTCTTGATAAAATAGTTAACGATGATCTAACCCTAGAAGAATACACTGAGTGGGTTAATGAATTTTTTGCTGGCGGTATTGGCGGCGATCCGGAAAAAATGCCCAGAGATTATCAAATCGAAACTGCATGGAAGCTAATCAAATACAGATACTCAATTTCAGAGGTTGCAACGTCATCAGGTAAGACTTTAATATCCTTCATGATATTTGCATACCTTAAACAGAAAGGACTCATTAGAAAGTTCCTTATGATCGTTCCTAGTACCAACCTGGTTTTCCAGGGGAGTGAAGATTTTGAAGACTATGGGTTACATAAACTTGGATCTAAAATACAACAAATTGGCGGGGGATCTAAATTAAGAGAAGGATGTGACGTTATTATCGGTACATTCCAATCCCTGGTTAAACAAGATCAGGAATTTTTCGAAGAAGCAGATCTTGTCTTTGTTGACGAAGCTCATCACACGAACAGTATGTCTATCAAAAAGATTGTTGCACACTGTATGCACTCAACGTGGAGATTCGGATTAACAGGTACGTTAACTAAAAGAGGAACTGCAGATTACCTAACAATCCAGCAATTCCTCGGTCCACTTATAGTTGAGATATCCCCTAGTTTCCTTTTTGATAATAACTATGCAACTCCTGTTTCGATCAAGATAGTTGTTATGGATTGGCTAGAAAAAGAATACAAAGATAAACTTGCTGATCTAAAGCTTAACAATAACAACCTAGAGGGAAACGAGGTTTATAATCTGGAAAGAAAACTAGTAATCGAAAGCAAGAAAAGACTTAATTATGTGGTGGACTTTATAGGAAAGACCTCAAAGAATTCCCTTGTATTATTTCAATCTGTTAAGGATGAATACGGTAAACAGATATGGAATCTACTTAGAGAGAAGAATAGCGATAAGGAGGTTTTCTATGTTGATGGTGACACCAACGAAGGTCTAAGGGAGGAATATAAAACAAGAATGGCATCAGGAGCAAATAAAATACTGATTGCCACATACGGAACTTTCTCGACGGGGATTTCCATAAATAATCTACATAATATCTTTTTAGTTGAATCTTATAAGAGCGAGGTTCTAATTAAGCAGAGCTTGGGTAGGGGTATGAGAAAGATGGAGGGCAAGGATAAAGTTAATATTATTGACTTTGTGGATGACTTTTCCAGCCCTAAGTACCAAAACTACCTAATGAAACACTCTGAGGCTAGAATACAGATTTATAAGAACGAATCCTTTGAATATAAAATATACAAGATAAAACTTTAAATTTAAGGATATATAAAAAAAAATTCCACAAATGAGGATACAGAAATTTGATAGTTTTACCGAATCTTTAGTTGAAAGCGAAACCGATTATTACAAGGGAAACACCAAACTAAGCAGATGGCTTAGAAAGGTGGACGGAAATATGGAGTATGAGTACGATAAGCTTAGAGCTGATTCAGATCCTGTAGGAGGAGACGGAGGTAAGGCTACGATAAACAGAATTAATTCGATTTTGCCTTTGTTTGGTAGGTTGATAGCTAGTTCGGGAGCTGCTATTGCGGACTTTTTTTTTAAAGGCGATTCTAAAGATAGCTATTCTAAAATGTCTAAAGATGAACTTAAGTCCAAAAAGAAGAATGTCCTAGATGACTGGGAGAAAGAAAAAATAGGGGATAAGAACGTCACAGAGAAGGATGCAGAGGATTTCTATAAATCAGGGGCACTTAAGGGTAAAAAATATTTTGGTAAAAACTACGAACCGCTTCATCCTAAAAATGATGACGAGAAACAATATAGCAGCTATCTAACTGGTGCTATGGGAAGATATTATGATAAAATTAACAAGAAGTAATGACAGATAGGATTTTAAATTTCTCTGGATTTTTTAAATTATTTGAGGGTGGCGCAGCCATAAAGACCTCAAGGAGAATTCGTGAGGATGAATTTCCAAAAACCCTAGCCAGCATTAAAGAACTTCTTTTTCCTATTCTTGGCATAGACCAGGATAAGTATGGTGAAGAATATATTATAATAGGTAGTATCGGAAAGAAAAAAAACATGGACGATACATCAGGTGATCTTGATCTTGGATATGATTCTAATTTGTTTGCCACCCAACATGGTATAAGTCCTAAGGAATGCTCTGCAGCAGTTAATTCTATATTAAGAGTTGGATTAGCAGGTGCTCTTGGATTCGAACCCGAAATAAATTATCTCAAAGGACTTAACATAGTTAGCTTAGGGTGGCCCATAGAAGGGGATCAGCAAAAAGGAATAGTCCAATTGGATCTTATACCTCTTTCCAGTATGGAATGGGCAGATTTTATTTACTATTCGCCTAACTATAAAGCAGACGAGAGCAAATATAAGTCAGCACACAGAAATTGGCTTTTATCAGCTATACTGTCCGCTAGAAAAGAAGTAATAGATACAGATGAAGCTGGAGAAATAATGGATTATAATGCTCCTGTATTGATTCTTAGCGATGGTTTATACTGGCACACCAAGTCATATAAAGGAACAAGAATACCCAGATTGAAACACTCTAAGAAATTAGAAGGAAGTGAAAGATTTGTAACTAGAGATCCACAGGAATTTATAAACTTTGCTTTAGGTCCTGGTTATAAACCAGATGATGTTAAAACATTTGAAGCGCTATTAAAGATAATCGGGGATCCAAAGTTTGATCTCCGTGAAAGGTTGCCTGAAATAAAGCAAAGATTTTTGGAATATCTTGAAAGAGCTGGACTAGAAATACCATCAGAAATAAATACAATTGGTTAAAATTTAAAACATGGCAGGAATTAGTCATTTATATGATCTCTATAATAAGAAAGGAAAGGATTTTGTTGATAACCTTTTCAATACTTATGTCACCGTTAATGAGAAAATGGACGGGTCTGCTTTTATGTTCGAAAGGGATATAGAAACGGGAAAATTCAATTTTTACAAAAGGGATCAAAGAAATCCGATAACTTTGGTCGATAGGACTTTAATGAAGTACTACGAAAAACCTATTCAATACATAGAGTCTTTACCTCCCCATATAATTAAAGAAATCCCTAGAGGATGGAGATTTGGATTAGAGTACTTTGCAAACAGTGCTCCAGTAGAGATTGTTTATGATGAAGTTCCTAAGAATAATTTAATTCTTTCTTATGTTCATAAAAAAGATCAATTAGGTAAGCCAAAAGGAACAATACAAGGAAAGAACGATCTAGATAATTGGGCTGATTTATTAGGTGTTGAAAGACCTCCTATTATTTTTCAGGGATATTTAGGGAAAGAACAGAAGGATAAGATATTAGATTTTTTAAGAACCCCCTTTGAAGATCTTGTAACTGAGTATAAAACCAGAAGCTTTGTTGCTTTTATTATTGGTGTACTTAATCCAGAATTGAAAAAAACAGCACTAAATGCTGATCTCCAAAAACCAATAGAAGGGATAGTTTTTAGATTCGGTGAAGAGGAGGAAGAACAGGAACCTATATTATCTAAGATGGTAGATCCGGTTTTCACAGAGCTTGCTAAATCTAAAGCTAAGAAAAGAACAGAAGAAAAACCTAGCGATTTTTTAGGTATCACCATATTAGATGTGATGAATTTCATACTAGAAAATGGAGTAGATACTTTTGAAGTTAATGGTTCTACTGAAGACGAAAGATATATTTCTTTTATCTCTGACGTTTTCTCTAAATTCCTTGATGAGTACGCGTACAAATATGAAGGAGCGGATTTTCAAGAGCCAGAGTATTTAAAGAAAGATGATTTTAGATTAAATAAAAATCTTGTAACCGACAGAAGAGTATTAAAGTACTTAGATGAAGATGAATCTTTTGAATCACTATTTAAACTTATTCTTAATTCTTTCCGAAAAATTAAAAAAAGAGCTGGTGGAATAATAACACCCGGCATAATAGATCAATTTAATTCTGTAGTGTCTTCGATAGAGAAAAAGGTAGGCATTAAAGATACTAAACCTGCTGTGATGGAATCTGAAATGCCTTCATTCTTGGACTTTAAAAGAAATAATTTAAAACCAAAAAAGGTGGATTACGTAACTAGTGAATCTGAAGAGGCATCTAAGGACGACGATCACTTCTATTCATATAATGAATTCATTTCAACATTAGAAACAATTGATACATCTAAGAAAGATATACAAAAGCCTAATGTTGTTGAGGAAGAGAAAGCACCGGAGCTTAAGGAAGTTAATTTATTGGTTGGCAGATTCCAGCCTTTCCATAACGGTCATTTAAAAATGGCAAAATTCCTTAAGGAGAAGAACGATTTACCGAGTATAGTTGCTGTGGTACATCCTGGACATAACAAATCTGGAAAATCACCCTTCGCTGAAGATCTTGTTTCAAAATATATGGAATCTGTAGTTAAAGATAATCCGAGTTTGATTACTGGATATTTCACTGCAAAAAAAGGTCTTTTAGGCGTGATATACGGAATAGCTAAAGAAATGGGATATAAAGTTAATCTAATTGGGGCAGGAGATGATAGGATAGAGGACTATAAAAAACAAGCGGATTACCTTAAAAAAGCTGGCGGGGATTTCCCTAAAGAAATAGAGGTGGTAGAAACACCTAGATCTAAATCAGGAACCGAAGTTAGAAAAGCAATAGAAGAAGAGAACTTTTTAGAATTCAAAAAATTAGTTCCACCGGGGGTTTCTTCATTCTACAATAGTTTACTTTCTTCAATTAACGGAAAGGGAATAAAAGAATCCGAAGAGCTCATATCAGAAAGCAAAATTGCAGATCTTGAAATCAAATCTTTAAAAAAAATACAGAAAAATAAAATTACAAAATGAGAAGAATAATATCTACATTCGAACAATTTAAAATAAATGACATGGATTCAAAAGCAATTCATGAATCGGATGGATTTGGAACTTCCCCATTCCTATTGGTAAAAAACGGGGATCTTTATAACTACTTCTTTAATATAGAAGATGAAAAAGGGGGGAAAGAAAAAGGATTCCATTTTATAATTGGTAAATACTCTAATAATGAAGTTATCGATGGACCTAAAAATTCATACTGTGTACTTACATTGAATGAGATTTCCCATGAATTAATAGAAGACATAGCAGTAGAGAAAGAGGAAGTCCCGCAGCCTAACACTATGAAATTCAAGGCAGGGGGAAATGAGATTTCGCGAATAATGGAATACGCATCAAAATGTTTAAGCAGCTATCTGGAAACAAATCCTAAGATCAATAGAATATATGATGAAATTCAGGACAATCTAGAATTCGACGGTAAGGGAGAATATATTGAGTTTATGAAGTCAATTATTATTTCTTATATAGGAACAAATTGGTCTGTTCAACAAGGATCAACAAAAAAATCTGTTCTAATTAGCAGATAAGATGAAACAATCAGTAATAAACAAGTATAAATAGTAACAATTAAAAAATTAAATCATGGAAAAATTCGAACAAATTAAAGCTTTAATCGAAAGCACTCAAGGAGACGCTGAAAAATTCTTCGACAAAGGTAACGCAGCAGCTGGTAGCAGAATAAGAAAAGCTATGCAGGGGTTAAAAAAGCTTGCACAAGAACTTAGATTAGAAGTGCAGGAGTTTAAAAAACAAAAATCTTAATTAACCCATTAAAACAAAAATACAATGAGCTATTACGTAGTTAAAACTAGTTTCGAATCTGGAGAGGTTAACAAGAACGGAGATCCTGTTTACAAAAAAGCAGAATTTTTAGTATCTGGTGAATCTGTTCTGGACGTTGAAACTAAAATGGCTGAATACTTAGATGGTTCAGTCGGAGGATTTGAGACAACCCAAATCACAAAATCAAAAATAGAGGCTGTCGTAGGCAACTAAAAATGTCAAAAACAAAAAATCCAGAAACAAGTTCTTATACACCGCCAAAAACCATTAAGAAAATCCAAAAAGGTGATAAAGGCTATGCTCTAGTTAAAAAAGCTTTTGATAAAACTTTTGAGGAAGACACAATCATGAATTTTTCAGATTGGACAAAAAAAGAGAATAAAGGAAATGTCAAAGAGTAATTCAGAAACAAAATTTTATGCTCCCCCTCAATCGCCAATGGCTATTCAACCGGGAGATACTGGATTTGCCTTAGTCGGCAAAGGATATAATCGATTTATTTGGACCTTCAATGACTGGTACAAATCTAAAAAGAAAATTATCAATCCAGATAAGAATTGGGATTTATCCTCTAATCCCATAACACAAAGTGAATGGGACAAGAAACAAAAGGACTTATATTTATAAGTCCTTTTTTTGTGGATATATAATATATAATATATAAAAAAATTACATAATTTTTATGAAAAATATTAACGAAAAATCAGTTAGTACATCACAACAACGATTAATGGCCCAGGCCTATGCAATAAAGGTTGGAGCAATGAAGCCTTCTGATCTCAATCCAAAATACAAGAAAGCCATCATGAATCTTGCAGATAGTATGACTAAGAAGGAACTTGAAAAATATGCTTCTACAAAACACAAGAATCTACCACATCATGTTGATGAAGATGTGAATGAAGGTATTACCGGAGAGATTGCAGTTAGCTTAGAACCTATTGGCTCGGATAAAATTCCTTCTTTCCATCCGAAAGGACCAGGTAAAGTAGTTCCTTTTCTTGATCCTGAATCTAAGCAAACTAAGAAAGGAAAAAAGAATCTAGAAAATCTTAAAGATTACAGAGACTGGATTAATGATAATAAAAAATAATATCATTTTTTAATTATCAATGGCTAAATATCCATTAAATCCCAAGATAGGTCAATCGTTTATTGGCGATCCAGGTACATTATATGTCTGGAATGGATATCAGTGGCAGGAGGTTTCTGTTGGGGGAAGTGCTGGAGCACAGGGAGCATCTGGATCCTCTGGATCCTCCGGATCCGCAGGAAAAACTGGATCTTCAGGTACAAGCGGTGCAACGGGATCTTCAGGAACTAGCGGCTCTAATGGATCTTCAGGAACATCAGGATCTAGCGGTTCTTCTGGAGCATCAGGAGGCTATCTTAATATAATACAACTATTAGATAATGTTCCGGCTACTACGAGATCAGGTTCTACTATAGTAACTGAATGGACAACTTCATATACATCTGTTGCTGGTAGTACATTAATGTTTAACCTTAGCTTTTCTGCATATGTTCCTTCGAGTTTAGGCTCAAAACAATTTGATCTAGTTGTAGACAGTGTAACTGTTGCATCAACAACGTTTTTCTTTAACTCGGTAAATGTTCATGCCACAATACCTTGCTTATTTAACGTGGAGAATCTATCAGCTGGCTCTCATACTATTCAAATAAGAATACCTGCTGGAGTTACTGTAGATGCACAAGACTATGCTCACCTAACAGTTATAGAAACTATGGGTACCGGTGTACCAGGATCATCAGGAACTAGCGGGATATCAGGATCGTCAGGATCTGCTGGAACATCAGGATCAGCAGGAACTTCAGGATCAGCAGGAACTAGTGGTACATCAGGTACATCGGGTACATCAGGTACATCAGGCACATCAGGATCAGCAGGAACTAGTGGTACATCAGGTACATCAGGTACATCAGGATCAGCAGGAACTAGTGGTACATCAGGTACATCAGGTACATCAGGCACATCAGGATCAGCAGGAACTTCAGGATCAGCAGGAACTAGCGGTACATCAGGAACTAGTGGTACTTCAGGATCAGCAGGTACTTCAGGATCAGCAGGTACTTCAGGAACTAGTGGTACATCAGGTACTTCAGGATCAGCAGGAACTTCAGGATCAGCAGGAACTAGCGGTACATCAGGAACTAGTG